CCATACGCGAGTGTGGCGCAGTTATCTACAATCCATGCGCCTTCAAGCTCTGAGCCAAGGTCAAGCTCCATGTTGTATTTGCCTTGTTTCATGGTGTTTCCTTTCTGCGGTTAGGAATTTCAATCGGACACTATAGACGCTGTATCCAGTAATGATGATTTCCCATGGTTAACCCGAATTCGCCATCATCGGCACATGCCCATTTATCTATCCAATCTTCCCTGTCATCGGCCTCATCCGATGTTATGGTTTCGCTGATAGCGTCGTCGTCTACATGCCACGAAGCGATTTCCTGCAAATACTCCATTGCCTCTTGTGAAGTTTCAAAAAGTTCTGCTTCCGTTTCCCGCATGTATCCCGGCATGTTCCATCCTGCTGCGTATTTCATGATTTTCTCCAAGTTAGGAATAGGGCATGTTGCTGTATTGTATGAAGCATTTCCCGTGCCAGTACATCAATATCTTAGAATGTCATACATATCAATGAGTTAGAGAATGGCATTGTAACAGCATGAATAGTAGATGTGACGTTTTACGGCACATTCTGACGCAATCTGCGTCACTTAACATAATGTACGTCCACTATGTGAGATACGGACAGGGTACGGTACTGTATATATAGTAAGTAGTTACTAACTATAAATAAGTTAGTTAGTATGTATTAACTTATATGATCTTCTAGTCTATTTAACATAACGTCTACTCTCCCCCCGCCATGTGATACGGCTTTTCACGATGTGCAATGCCTATGGGTTACTGGTAGAACTGTCATGGCATGTCGGCATGGTCTGGCCTGGCATTCCCTTGCTGTCGATATGGTCTGGGTAGGTAACGTCTGTTAGTGCTTGCTGACGTGAGTTAGTGGCCACTAGCGATGGTCTTTGCCCCGCGTAGGGTGTGCCCCCCAACGATCCCCCCCCATAGAAAATTTGGTGTTTTCTGTTACATTACTGGTGTGTATCTTTACGGAGGTAATATGAAAGTAGAAAAGGGTATTCCTGCGCCACTGATGAGGGAAGTAATAGATTATCCATATGAAAATATGGAGGTAGGGGATAGTTTTTTTGTAGAGGGAGGGACGTTGAACCGGATGTGTTATCAGAACCGGAGGTGGGGTAAGAAGTTGGGTGGTCGGTTTACGGTGAAGAAGGTGGAGGGTGGGGTTAGGGTGTGGAGGGTAGAGTGAGGAACGTTGGTTTATTTGATCCTGAGAGGAGGAGTAAGGACATTTTGGGAGTGATAAATACGGAAACGGTGATAGACGTTAACCGTCATATAGAGTTTTACGAGGGTTGTTGTAGCCGTAAGGATGATCCTTATCTGCCGACTTACAGGCTGGTGTTGGAGAAATTGAAGGCCAAGTTGAGGGAGTTGAGAGATGGGGTGTCGAAGCTGTAGATACAGCATAGGTAGTGATGGTGGGTTATGGTGTAACAGGTGGAACAAGCCTGCGTGGCAGCGGTGTAGTCTTTTTGTCTACGAACCGGGGACTGACGAGCATGTTTATATTGGTGACGTATAAGCGTCCAGAGAGGTTGCGGGAGTTCTGGCAGCAAGCAAAAGCGAATGGGATGAATACTCCCGGGGTGGTGTTATTGCAGGGAGAGGACTTGCTGGAGAGTTACAAGCAGGCGTTGGAGGAGAAGCCTGAGAACTGGGATGTCATGGCATCCAAAACGAATGTAGGCTGGGTAGCGGGGGTGAATTCCATACTGGAATTGAGGCCTAGGGAGGAGTGGTATGGAGCCTTGGCTGATGACCATCTTCCGATGACATTTGGATGGGATAGGAAGCTCTCAGATGTTTGTGGTCCGTGGGATGTGGTGTCGTGTGCGGATAACAGCCGGGAGTGGACGTGGAGGACGGGGGGTGTGAATCTGGTGGGGGGTGATCTGGCGAGGACGGTAGGCTGGATATATCCGCCGTGCACATGGCATATTTGCGGGGACGATTGGTGGCAGTTGGCTGGGAAGGCGTTATCCTGTTGGAAGTGTGTGGTGGATGTGAGGGTTCACTCTAGAAGCCCGGTGTTTGCGGGGTATGAGTGGGATGAGACACAGAAGACGGGATATGCACAGTTCCAGCAAGACCTGATGAAGTATCACAGGTGGTTGGGTGAGCATGGTGGGGATGTGCTGGAGAAATTGAGGGTTGTGATGCAGGCAAGAGGAGTTCTACCTAACCACTCTATAGGACGGTTTGTGGTGTCAGATGAAACTTGATCTCAAGCAGTTCTACCGATTCTGTTCTCAACTGAAGATTGAAACCAAGGAACAGGGTCTTAGAAAGCTGGATACGCTGCTGGGGACGCAGACGTTCACCATGGACCAGATCGCTAAAGGTCTGGACGAAGATATCCACTTTTTTGTCATCCTGAAGGGCAGGCAGTTAGGGGTGACGACTATCAGTCTTGCTCTGGACCTCTACCAGCATTTTGTTACTGGTGGTCTGCAAGGCACCCTTGTGACAGATACGGAGGAGAACCGGGAGATGTTCCGGTCTACCTTGTCTGCCTACATGGAGGGGTTACCCAAGGAATACCGTATTCCGCTGGTAGCCCACAACCGTAACCAGCTAACCCTTAAGAACCGCAGTCGGATGGTTTATCAAGTCGCTGGACTACGCGCCAAAGGCTCTCTAGGCCGCGGTAAAGCCATTACCTACATGCACGCTACCGAAACTAGCTCTTGGGGGGACGAAGAAGGCCTAGCCTCTCTGCTGGCTTCTCTGGCGGAAAAGAACCCCCTGCGGCTCTACCTGTTCGAAAGCACTGCCCGTGGGTTCAATATGTTCCACGATATGTGGGTGACGGCTAAACGGGCTAGGACGCAGAAGGCTATCTTTGTTGGCTGGTGGCTGAATCAGTTCTACAGTGCCAAGCAGGGTTCTGACATCTACAAGGTTTACTGGGATGGAAAGCTCTCACCTGAAGAACGGGAGTGGGTGAGGGATATCAAGAAGCTCTATGCCCATGAAGTAAATAGCGAGCAGATAGCGTGGTGGCGCTGGAAGCTGCATGAGGGTATCAAGGACGAAGGGCTGATGATGCAGGAGTTTCCGCCTACAGAGGATTATGCCTTTGTGATGAGCGGAACCAGCTTCTTCTCTACTGCCCGCTGCACGGACAGTATGAAGGTTGCCAAAAGAATAAATTACGACTGTTTCCGTTTCAATTTGGGGGCGCGTTTTGAAGATACCGAACTTACAAAAAGCACGGAACGGCTGGCGACTTTTAAGATATGGGAATACCCCGTCCAAAACGGTTATTACGTTATTGGTGCTGATCCTGCCTATGGGTCTAGTGATTGGGCTGATCGCTTTTGCATTCAGGTATATCGGGCGTATTCTGACGGATTGGATCAAGTCGCGGAATTCTGCACCCACGAACTCAACACCTTCCAATTCGCGTGGATCATCTGCTACATAGCCGGGGTCTACCGCAACAGCGTTCTGAACCTTGAAATAAATGGTCCGGGGCAGGCGGTGCTGAACGAAATGCGGAACCTCAAGAGGATTGCTTCCGCGATGGGTGGTGCCGGTGGGAAGAGCATGTATGACGTGCTAGGCCACATGCAGCACTACCTCTGGCGACGTAATGACAGTCTGACAGGAGTGAGCAACAGCATAGGCTACCTGACCACGGCATCCACCAAAGAGCGGATGCTGAACTACATGAAGGACTACTTTGAGCGCGGCATCATGCAGGTATTCAGCACCGAACTCATAGACGAAATGAAGTCTGTGGTCAGGGATGGTGCTTCCATAGAAGCCTATGGCAGAGGAAAGGATGACAGGGTGATGGCATCTGGATTGGCCGCTGTAGCCTATGCGGAACAGGTTCTACCCCGCATGATCCAATCTCGCATTACGAGAGAGACTAACCGGGCAGACGATGAGAAAAGCCCTGAGCAGATTGCCTACGGAAGGTCTGTAACAAATTACCTTAAGAATCTAGGACTTACTCCTCCTACAACATGACAAAAGTCTTTGAGCCTCTGACCAAGAAAGAGCTTTACGAAAGGGCAGGGCGGTTTACTGCCGACGAGAACCGGCACATAACGTTGAAGCTGTTTCTGGAGTTGGCCGGGATATCAAATGCAACATGGCATGACGTGTTCATATCTCGGAAATTGCCTATGACAACAAAAACTCAGATAAAGGTAAGCAGGGCATTTCGCCTGCTGGAAAACGGAGAAGTTGCTGCCAAGCGGGTGAATAGCATTATGCCTAACCAGTTAGTGTTCCTTAAGAAGCCGGTCTACCGTGCTGGCAGGGCTGTTTTGCTGCAATACAATAAAGACAGTGGTTTTACGTTGAAGCCTCAGATTGTGAACAAGAATTCCTACAATGTTCCACAAATTGACTTGACAGACAAATAAAGGGGTGCTAGTAATGGCGACAGTTGTAAAAGAGTGGAAGTGTGATGCACATGGGTATTTCGAGTCGGTTGATCCTGTTTGCCCTCATGGCTGCACTGCGATTCAACGGGTATTCCTCACCCCTGTAGCATTCAAGTCAGACAAGACAAAACGTAACGATACGACGCTACAAAACTTGGCTACAGACTTTCAGATGAACGATATCAAGTCGGTGAGAGAGGGTGAAGCCCAACCGCCGCGATTGGCTAACGACAGAAACCCCTTTGCGGTCCAGTGGGGTAGTCCTAACCAGATATCAAGCTTCAATACAAATTCCATACGGGGAGAGAATGTAAATGGTCTTTCCTCGTTCAAGCAATATCAGCCAACTGGTCCTAAAGCAGGTAGTTACATTCCTGACCACGAAGGACTTAAAATAAGCAAATGAGAATTCCAACTAATTCCGACGAACGGGAATATTTCTATCTAGACCTCATCAACAAGTGTGAGGTTTCGATGGAAGTCCGCAAGAGCGATTACTTTACGCTGCGGAGTTATTACCTGTTTGGGAATGATCCGAATTCTGCCCCGGCGCATTACAACAAGATTTATCCGCACATAGACCAGCTAACGAGTTTTCTCTACTCGGCTGAGACTACGCGGTTCTCCATCAATCTTGGTGCGTCTGTATCTGAAAATGAGTCAACACGCGTTCCGTCCCTCAACCGGGCACTGAATGACGAATGGTTGAACAGCAATGCCGATCAGACATTCTCTATCGCATTGACGTGGGCACTCTGCTACAACAGTGCGTTTATCAAGCTTATCTATCGTGACGGCATACATCCTTATATGGTGGAGCCTTCTGCTATGGGGGTTCTGCGTGAAGATATTCCTTATCTAGATCGCCAAGAAGCCTTCATTCAGAAGTATTACATCACTCGTTCTGAACTCTACAACCGCCTGTATTCGCATCCCAAGCGGGATTCCATAGTTGCCAGTGTTACGTCCGTTCAGCATGAGCGGTCTGAGATACCGGAAGCTCTGGACAGAATAATTACAAGCCAAGTTAACCCTACCATTTACGGTAACGTAAACATTGATCTAAATGGTATGGAACGCTACAAGGCTCGAGTGGCGGAAGATACCGTTGAAATGACGGAACTGTGGGTCTGGAATGACGAGACTCAGGACTACCAGATAGTCACCGTTGCCGATCCAAAGGTAGTTATCTACGACAGGGAAGGAGAGAAAGTCTGGATGAAGGGTGAGTGCCCGTTTATTCAGATATGTCCTAACCCGCAGTATGACTATTTTTGGGGTCAATCCGAGGTGCAAAAGCTGGTCTATCTCCAAGAAATGCGGAACAAGCGCATGTCGGAGATACTGGACCTGTTGAGTAAGCAGGTTTCTCCTCCTACCGCCCTGATTGGCTTTAGCGGGATTCTGGATGAAAAGAATTTCGCCCTGCAACGTCCGGGTGGTCTGTTGGCAACGGATATGCCATCAGCAAAAGTGGAACAACTAGCTCCGACAATACCCAACGACCTGTTCAAAGAGATAGATTCCATAGACCAGATGTTTGCAGAAGCCTCTGGCATAGTTTCAGTCTTGCAGGGACGGGGGGAATCAGGGGTAAGGAGTGCCGGTCACGCCTCACAACTGGCTCGATTGGGGTCTAGCAGGGCGAAGAAACGGGCACTGATAGTCGAAGATAGCCTTGAGAAGATGGCCACGATGTATCTCAAGGCCATGCAAGTCTACGATGCGACGAAATACACGGATACTAAAGAGACGAAATTCATCGCCAACCAGTTCACGAAAGATTTCGTGGTCAAGGTTGATGCTCACTCTAATAGCCCGATCTTTACTGAAGATTTGCGAAGCCTTGCCTTTGAACTGTTTAAAGCGCAAGCGATAGATAAAGAATCGCTGTTGGACCTGTTAGAGCCTCCGATGAAGCAGGAATTGAAGAATCGGTTGAAGAAGATGGAGGAAAAGCAGGCACAACAACCGCTTGCGCCTCCTGCTGGTCAACCGGCACAACTGAAAAAGGTTGGATAATGGCTGATAACCGTATGCCGGGGTATGCGACAACGGCAAAGTCCGATCAACCCCGCGTCAGTGGCACTCAATTGAAAACGTATGAACGGTCGCCCGGTATGACATACAATCGGTCGGCTATTTCAGGAACCATGCGGCAAAACCGCAGGGATTATTCGCGCAAATAGGAGAAGATCATGTATGGTCGGAAAATGAAGCGCGGTCGCAAGTCGCGTCGGTAACAAAAGTCGTAATCAAGGGGCGTTGATTAACCTGAAAGGAGCTTAAAATGGCCCGTAAAGCCCGCAAAGCGCGCAAAGCGAAGCGCAAGTAACTAGTCCGGGGGGAATCCCGGTCAGTTACAGAGGATGGTGGCATAACACCCACCATTCTCTATTGACATGAGCATATTTTGGGTTTATATAGCCCAAAAAGTGAGTAAGTAATTACTTTGGAGTAAGAGCATGGCAGTTCCGCCGGATATGTTGGCAATGATTAAGAAGGATCGTGCAGGCGCTACGCCTCCTGCCCCTGCTGCTACTCCCGATGCCGGATATAACGGCATGTCTGCACCTGAAGCTCCGCCTATGGGTGCCCCTATGGCGACTCCTGAACCCAAACTGGGTGAAAAAGAGAGTGCGTCTATTAATGTGCAGACGGCTATGGACCTGCTGGAGCAGGCACTCCCCAAGATTGGTTCAGACAGTGAAGAAGGCAAAGCCATCATGGCGGCTGTCACTGGTCTGACTAAACTTTTTGGTAAGCGTGAGGCAAAGTCGAGAGAACTCATGCCTGCTGAAATTATGAACATGATCTCTTCTCTGCCTCAAGCGGGCGGCGCGAATCCTGAGCAGAGAGTTGCAGCACAAGCGCCTGTGCCCGGAACTGCTACACCACCTCTACCCATGTAAGGAGCCTTAAATGGACCTGTTTAAACCGCGTGGCGCACAAACCATCCGTGGCGCTACTGACAACAAGCAGCAAAATGGACAGATCACGAACACCCCGCGTTATTCGGAGTTTGGTGGTCTGAGTGGCCCGACTAAGACCGGCAAGAAAAATGCCATGAGCCTTAGCAAGCCGGGCGACACTAAAAAAGTAATCTAAAGGTTAAAGGGGCTAGGTTATGTCACTCGAAAACATTGCACCGGAAACTCGGGATGAAATGGCAGCACTGCTGAAGAAGCTGTCTGACCATCCGAAAACTCGCAAGACCATTCTCAAATCAATCAAAGAAGTAGACCCGGAATTTCATATCCCGGAACTTGAGATTGAGAGCAAGGCGGAAGAAGTCTATTCCAAGACCAATGAGGAACTGGAAAAACTTCGCGCTGAACTCCGTGAGCGAGATGCGCGGGAAGAACTTTCCAAGCGTAGAAATTCCCTGATGAAAAACGGGAAGATCAAGTCGGAAGAAGATATTGCCGAGATTGAAAAAATCATGGTTGATAAGAAAATTGCCGACCATGAAGCGGCTGCGGATTACTGGACGTGGATGAAGCAAGCCAGTGAGCCGACTCCTTCTGGCTACAATCCTCAAGTTATGAAGCAGTGGGATTTGACCAAGTACATGAAAAACCCGCAGGCTGCGGCAAGAGAAGCGGCGGCGGATGCTTTGAATGAGCTTCGGCGTAATCCGAGGCCTGTTGGTTTGTAAAATAGCAGGGGCTATTTCTTAGGAGATTGATATGTCGATTGGCGGCGGAATTATCCCGGCCAGTGGCACTAATCAGTATAACGAACTGACGTATGTCACCCGGCGTGCGTTTATTCCGAAGCTGGTTGTGCAAATCTACAACAGCACTCCGCTTATGGCTGCGCTGCTGGCGAATAGCCAACAAGCATCTGGCGGTGTGTCGTCTGTAACTGTTCCGGTTCAGGGTGCACAATTCGTTAACGCGCAGTGGTCTGATTACTCCGGTTCGTTTGCTCAACCGGCAGTGCAGCAAGGCGCATACAACGCGGAATTCAACCTAAAGCTGATGATTGCTCCCGTTCCGTTCCTTGGGATGGAAGGTGCAGTGCAGCAGGATTACGCGATTATCCCGCTGATCGAAGCGCGGATGAACGATGCGACGAACGTGATGATGGATGCGATGGCGTATTCGCTCTATAACAACACCACGAACGCGCAGCAATTCACCGGTCTTCCGGCAGCGATTGACGATGGCACCGGCACTGCGACTTACGGAAATATCAACCGTTCCACTTATACGTGGTGGAAGTCCAAGCAGTATGCCGCTGGATCAACCAACCCGACTCGCCAGAACGTTCTGCAATACATCAGCGGAACGGTCAAAAACGGCGCAGAAGTTCCGACGTTTGGTGTCTGTGGTTTCGGAACGTGGACGCTGCTTGCTCAAGATTACGTGGGTCAAGAGCAATACGTTATCACTCCGGGTTCCGGCTTTGATTCGGATTCCAACGGCCCGCAGGCTGCTTTCCGCGCCCTGATGGTTGCTGGTGTGCCGATCTACCCCGATCCCTACTGCCCCGAAGGCACCCTGTATCTCATCAACAGCAATTACCTGTCGCTGTATGTGCATGAGAAAGGTTCCTTCGTGTTTACCGGCTTTGAATCGACGCTGCCGAACTGGCAGATTGGTTATGTCGGTGCGGTCCTTACCATCGCAGAGCTTGTATCTACCAAGCCGAAGTCGATGACTAAGGTCACGGGCTATAACTCTCTCACGCTGTAAAAGGAGAAAATAATGGCTCTCGCACTAAATAAAATTATCATCTCCGGTCTTAGCACTAACAATGCTGGCGCGTATTTGCAGAGTTCGACCGTTACTGCGGTCGCTGGAAATACAACGGTTTCTTCAGGTTTGTATATCCTGATTCCGTCAACCAACGTTGCGGTGCAGGCTTATGATGGTTCTAGCTGGACTACCTTTGTTGCTGCAAATACTGGCGGTGTGATTTTCTCAGACGGCCAGAACGTGCGGTTCAGCAACGGTGGTGCTAATGCTAACGTTACGCTGCTGACGGTCAATGGCGGTAATGCTGCCACTGGCCAATACAACAGCTAAGGGGTAACTTATGCAATCGAACCGTGTAGGCGCTCTACTCCCTGATAATTTCGGCAATTTTTCATTCGTCAATGTCAAGGCCGCTTCTCTGAATGCCACCGGCAATGCCGCTGTGACTTTGCCGATTCAGGCGGGATCGTCTTACATTGTTCGTCGTATTACTGTGTCTAACGCAAGCGGTAACATTGCTGCGGCTAACGTTGTAATTCTCACGTCTGACGATGGGAATTCTTCTAATGCCATCAGTAATGTTACCGTGTTGACCAGCGTTACTGGCGCAACAAAATATCAGGATGTTCCGCTTGCAACTGGAGCATCTTCGACGGTGTATTCGGCTGCGGCATTGTTCCTCAAGATCAATACCGCTGTGGCGAATGCTACTTGTGATATTCAGGTTTACGGCGACATTGTAACCCCGTGATGGAAACTCTTTTCGTTACTAACAACGGTGATTTCTCGTTTGAAGATGGCTTTGACGGCAAACGTTATCAATTTGCCATTGATTCAACCGTAGAAATACCGTTGTTGGCAGCGAAACATATTTTTGGATATGGTGAGGATAATAAAATTCCTTACCTTATCCGACTTGGTTGGTTGCAAGTATCAAATGATATGGACAAAGCTATGGCTAAATTGGCGAACTTCCAATTTGATACGCAACGACCAATAAAAGGCCACTCCAAAGCCCCGGTGGTGGACAAAGTAGCCCCCCTGCCGTTGAAAAACGGTGGAGGGGCGAAAGTTCAAGCAGCGTAACGATGGCTGATAAATGTCACAAACACTTTCGGATTACATTACCGAAGTCCGGCGGCTCCTGCATGACGCTAACGCGAATTTTTACACCAACGCAGAGTTAACGGACAACATCAACGCGGCAAGGCTCCGGCTCGTCAGAGATACCGGGTGCCTCCGCGATCTACAGTCTTACACCCTATTGTCGGGTGCTGAGACTTTTAATTATTCCGATCTTCCGCAAAGCACTAGAACGCTTGATATCCTGAATATCAACGTCTACTGGGGTAATACGCGGGTTCCTCTGCGATACCTAGCATGGTCGGATTTCAACGCTCAACGACGTTTCTGGCAGAACTACACGGGATTGCCCGTAGGGTTTTCTATCTACGGTGCCAACAAGGTCTATATTGGACCTGTGCCAGACCAGAACTACAGTGCTGACGTTGATACCGTCTTGATGCCGGAAGATTTGGTTGATCTTACGGATGTAGACGAAATACCTGCGCCCTATACCGGTCCTGTTCAGTTTTATGCGGCTTACCTAGCCAAGTATAAGGAACAGTCGTATGGAGAAGCAGAGATATTCAAGCAAGAATACCTGAAAAATGCTCAATCTGTGCTGAACTCGGTGTTTACGCGCAGATTGCCAAGCCCTTACTCACAAGCATACTGATATGGCTGCTAGTCCTGAGCAAAAAAAGTCATATCACGTCACGAAAGCATTCAAGGGCTTAAATACCAAAGCCAATCGGACGGCTATTGATGAAAATGAGTTTTCTTGGATAGAAAATGCTCAACCTGTCGGGTTTGGGAACATAAAAATTGTTCCCGGTCCTCAGACAATCAATACGTCCATTTTTTCTGCCAATACTTCTTATTTCACGGCAGTAAATATTGGTCTTGAAGATTACGTATTGTCGTTTCAAGAGAATGGAGCGGCTCAATACGTCAAAATCAGCAATTATGCCCGTGGAAACATTGCTGGTTCAGGAAAGTTCAGCAATTCCGGGGTGCAAGTAACCCAGTGGGATAACGAACGCGCCTTGATAATTGATCCTAGCAAGGGGTATTTCACATGGGATGGAACGGATTTACTCTCAATAGGGTCTGTTGGCCTGATAACGATAACGAGCGGCGGTTCTGGATACAACGCAGCTCCAAACGTCACCATATCCGCCCCTTCTCAGACGAATGGAGTGCAGGCTACTGCGGTTGCGAGTTTGAGCAATGGAACAGTAACGTCAATAACGCTGACCGAAGCGGGATTGGGGTATACGAACGCTGCGAACTTGACTGTAACCATATCGGCATCGCCTACGGGTAACAATGCCACTGCTACTGCCAACCTGTTTACGCAGGTAGGATCGTCTATAGCGTCTTTCTCTGGACGCACATGGATAGCCGATCAACGGACGATCTACTATTCTGCGGCAGGAACGTATAACGACTTTACCAGCGTATCTGCTGGCAGCATTACGTTGGTTGATAGCACTCTGCATGGGTATATCAAGCAACTGCTGAGTGCCAATAACTTTCTTTATATATTTGGTGATGACAGCATCAACGTCTTTTCTGACGTTAGGGTAAATGATCTTGGCGTAACGCTTTTCACCAACACCAATATATCTGCCTCTGTTGGTAGCCAATTGCCGGAAGCAATCATTCCGTATTTCCGGTCCATCCTGTTTATGAACAACTACGGGGTGTATGCACTTGTAGGAACTACGACGACAAAGATCAGTGATTCTCTGGATGGTTTATTTACTGATATTGATTTCAATAGTCCGATATATGCTGGACAGGTAATTATCAACAACATCCTCTGCGCTGCATTTAACTTCCGATATAACGATGGTGGTAACTATCGCTATATACAAGCCGTTTTTTTTGACAAGAAATGGTTTATAGGAGCGCAGGGTGATGACGTTAAATATATTTATTCAGTTCCTAGAAACGGTCTTATAAAAATGTATTCGACCAATGGAACTGATCTAAAACAAATATATGGAAATGTTGCCGCTGAAGTAGATACGTATATAGAGACTGCGCTGTGGCCGTTGGGTGATCCTATACGCACCAAGCAAGCATTGAAGGTAGGTATTGAAGCAACGCTATCCAATTCTATTTTGTTGACTGCAACAATGGATAGCGAGAATCAGACAAGTCCAGCAATACAGTTGTCGAATACCATACTTTGGACTAACTATCTGAACGATCCTATCAACTGGATCAACAATAACAGTCAGGTAGTGTTGTGGAGTCCTACGAATCAGATTAACGGGTATTACTTGTATAAATCGGACGCTCCTATGTGGGGCAAATATATTGGCGTTACTTTAACTTCTACTGGTTCCGATTACACCATCAATGGGTTCCAGCTTGAGCATGAATTGAGAGTGAGGTTCTAACATGGCCGTTCCATACACTTTTGCGAATGCAACGACTTCTATACCGTTGTCTCAACTGGACTCTAACTTTGCCACTGCTATAACGCTTGGAAACACGGCTGTTTATCTTGGCAATACGGTAAGCACGATAAGCAACCTAACGTTAGGCAATGTCACTATCTCTAGTGGTAGTGCAACTGTTACCAGTGGAAGTATAGGTGGCAATGTCACTATAAATACTACTGGAACTGCTAATACTGGAAACACGGTGATTGCGGGCACGCTGGGGGTGACGGGTACTATATCCTGTACAAAGACATCAAACGATGTGTTCTCAGCGACGGCGGGAACGACTGCGCGGCTGTATGGAGTTCTACAAAATACCTCCGGTTCTTTGCTCTACGGGGTCGAAAGCTCCGCTGGCGGTGGAGTGTTTATTGGGTCTACGGCTTACGCGGCAGTTATCGGGAGCACTGTCGGTAACACAGAGATTGCGGCTGCTAACAACATAGTCGGGAAGTTTTCCTCCACCGGCCTCGCGGTGACGGGGGTAACCACATCCACTGGAGCAAGCTCTACATCATCCGATTTTTCTGGCCGCTTCTACAACAGCGGCTCTGTTCAGGCGCTCGGCATACGAAACGACGGGGCAATACTCACTGGAACTTCCGGCTCCGGCCTTGCTGCATGCCCCTACAACAACACGACGGCGAGCGCGGCCAACCTCGTTGTTGGAACAGGCGGTGATCTGCAACGCTCCACGTCATCGCTGCGTTACAAAACAGATGTGAACGATGCTGCGTTCGGCATCCCTGAAATCATGCGGCTCCGCGCAGTTACTTATCGCGGGGTAAACGATGGAGAGCGCGTTTTCGGCGGTCTGATAGCGGAAGAAGTTCACGAAGCAGGGCTCGGTGTGTTTGTGAATTATGACGAGCAGGGGAGGCCGGATTCTCTCGCATACGGGAACATGATTTCGCTGGCTGTCGAGTGCATCAAGCAGCAGCAAGCCCTGATCGAATCGCTTACCGCTCGCGTATCCGCGCTGGAATCGAAATGATTACGAATGCGTTTAATCAGCTTGG